TAGTTAAAGAACTAGAGCCAGGTTTGAACGCACTGTTCGGCTTGGAATACAAAAGGTATGAAAATCAGCATGCTGAAATTTATACTGCTGAAAACAGTGACAGAGCTTTTGAAGAAGAAGTTATGTTATCTGGTTTCGGAAACGCACAAGTGAAAGCTGAAGGTGCAGGAGTATCATTTGATGATGCACAAGAAACTTTCACAGCTAGATACACTCACGAGACTGTAGCTCTAGCTTTTGCAATCACAGAAGAAGCTATTGAAGATAATCTCTACGATAGACTTGCTGCTAGATACACAAAAGCTTTAGCAAGATCTATGAGCAACGCTAAACAAGTAAAAGCTGTTGAACCTTTAATAAATGGACTACCAAGTGGTTCATTTAAATCAGGCGATGGTGTAACTTTGTTTAACACGTCTCACCCAACTGTAGCGGGTACTTTTAAAAATACTCTATCTACAGCGGCAGATCTTAACGAAACGTCATTAGAGCAGTCAATGATTGACATTTCTCAAATGACCGACGAAAGAGGTCTTCGTGTTGCAGCTAGAGGGATAAAAATGATTATCCCTTCAGAGCTTCAGTTTACAGCTGAAAGATTGATGAAATCTCAAGGCAGAACTGGAACAGCTGACAACGATATCAACGCAATCGTATCAATGGGTATGGTTCCTCAAGGTTATAGAGTGAACAATTACTTAACTGATACAGACGCGTTCTATATCTTGACAGACATTCCAAACGGAATGAAAATGTTCAATAGAGCTCCATTGACAACTGCAATGGAAGGTGATTTCGACACTGGCAACGTAAGATACAAAGCTAGAGAAAGATACTCATTTGGAGTATCAGACCCTAGAGGTATTTTCGCGTCACCAGGTGCGTAATAACTAGATTTAGAGGGGGCGAGAAATCGCCCCCTTTTTTTGTTTAAAAAAAGGTGAAATATGATAAAGGAATTTCAAGTTAGAATATTTGCATACGGTTACCGCACTAAATTTAATATGAGGTGTGAAGATTCCGCTAAAGCTGTTGAAGATGCAATAGTTGACAGATTGGGAAAATCTGATATAAAGTGGGATAAGGATGGATTTTATGATCCAAACAAAAAATGGATTACCTATGAGGAGGTCCTTGATGCAAACACTACAAGAACTATACCAAGCAAAAAAGTCCTTGGAGTTGAACTGGGAGCAGGAGCATCTAAAGGAGGGTAGATATACTCTTAATATGGTTAGAATTGACCATAAAGTAAAAGAGTTGATATCCGACATAAAAGCAAAAGAAGCTGATTTAGCCACTTTGCAAAATAAAGTCGATGATGCAGCACCCGAAGTTTCAGTAGCTACTTAATAAAAAGCTACATCGTTGGAAAAATACTCTCCACATTACGCACCCTCTTGCACTCTTTTAAAAAGAAGAGTATAACTTTATTACTATACAATTATTAAAAGATCGTAGACGCGTATAGTCGACGGCCTAGAGACTACGATCTGTAATACTAGGAGGATATAATCATGGCAAGAACAACATTTTCAGGACCAGTCGTTTCCCAAAGAGGATTCGTTGCTGCAGGACCTGATGAAGTAGTAAACATCACAGCTGAAACTACTTTAACTTTTGCTGCTCACGCAGGTAAAGTTATTAAAGTAAATGACGCTGATGGTGCAATTACACTTCCAACAATTAAAGCAGATAGCAAAGGCGGAACAGCTGGAGACAATGATCCAAATGTAGATAGTCATTTGGGTGCTGTTTACAAATTTTTTGTAGGCACAGATTGTTCTGATTGCGATATCAAAACAGACGGAACTGACAAATTTGTTGGTCACGCAACTGTTGTGAACGTAGCAGATGGAACAAATAGTTCATTTGCACCAGCATCATCTAACGATGTTATCAGCATGAACGGCGGAACTACAGGTGGAGACAAAGGTAGTACAGTTACTATTACTGCACTTGAAGACAACGTTTATTTAGTAGAAGCTGTGTTGATCGGTACAGGTACTGAAGCAACACCTTTTGCTGATAGTTAATAATTAACTCGGGGCGCCTGGTAATGCAGGCGTCCTTTAAAAGGAGGACAAAAACATGGCAGACACAGTATTAAATACAACTGTATTTGACGGAGCAAAAAAACTTATCACTCACTACAATGTAGTTTCTGATAGTACTGGAAGCACAACTAAAATAGTTGATGTTTCTGCACTAGGATCAAATAATGGTAAGACTTGTAAAACAGTAAGACTAAACAAAGTTAGTTTTAATGTTTCAGTAACTGCACCAGTTGATGCAATTAGAATGCAATGGGATGCAACAACAGATGTTGTGTTTCAAACTTTAGCAGGTGAAATGGAATATGACTATTCATCTTTTGGTGGATTGAAAAATACAGAGGCTAGTGGATTCACTGGTGATGTAAATGTAGTTTTACCAGCTTGTGCAAATGGAGATACAGGTACAATTGTTTGTGAATGGATTAAAGTTTACGAATCGTAGGAGTTTAGATGGCTAATACTACTTCGGGAACAGCAACGTTCGACAAAACTTTTGCTATTGATGAGATAGTAGAAGAATCTTTCGAACGTATTGGATTACAAAATGTTGCTGGTTATCAATTAAAATCTGCAAGAAGATCACTAAATATTTTATTTCAAGAATGGGGAAATAGAGGTATTCATTATTGGGAAATAGCAGATCTTAATATTGATCTTATTGAAGGTCAGTCTGATTATGATTTTTTTAGATCAAGTGATGATGGCACGAGCGCTGTTTCTACACCAGCAAATGTCTATGGAATATCAGATGTTCTTGAAGCACAATTAAGATCCAATAGAACTCAAACAACACAAGCAGATTCACCTATGACAAAAGTAGATAGATCTACTTATGCAGGTTTTTCAAATAAATTATCAAAAGGAACACCGAATCAATATTGGGTAGAAAGATTTATAGACAAAGTTAGAATACATATTTATCCAACACCAGATTCAACTAATGCATCTAAAGATATGCATATATATTATATTAAAAGAATTCAAGATGTGGGTGATTACACTAATGCAACTGATGTTCCATTTAGATTTGTTCCTTGCATGGTATCAGGATTAGCATTTTATTTAGCTCAAAAATATAAACCAGAATTAATTCAAGCTATGAAATTATATTATGAAGATGAATTAGCAAGAGCATTAGCGGAGGATGGGTCAGCTTCGAGTACATATATTACTCCTAAAGCTTATTACCCAGGAACATAATGGCAAAATACGCAACAGGTAAATATGCAAAAGCAATATCAGATCGATCTGGTATGGAATTTCCATATAATCAAATGGTTAGAGAATGGAATGGGTCTTTAGTTCACGTATCTGAATTTGAACCAAAGCAGCCACAACTAGAACCAAAACCTATGAATGGTGATGCAATATCTTTACGTAACATAAGACCAGATAGAACAGAAACTGCAGTTCCTCAAATACTACCTTTAAATGCTTTTACAGCTACAAATGGATCTGCAACTATATCTGTAAATGAACCTAATCATGGTAGATCAAATGGAGATACGGTTAGATTTAGAGATGTTGAATCTGTTGGTGGGATATCTCCAACAACAATTACAAATTCTTCAGGATTTACAATTACAAAAACAGATGATAATAATTATACATTTGGAGCAGGAACAAATGCTTCATTCACAGAAATAGGAGGAGGTGGAGCTGCGTCCGCTGGACCAGTTACCATAGTAGCATAATGGCAGGATTAAGTGCATCAGGATTAAAAACACAAATAAGAAGTTATACAGAAGTTGATTCTAATGTGTTATCTGATTCTGTTTTAGAAAATATAATTTTAAATGCACAATATAGAATTTTTAGAGATATTCCTATCGATGCAGATAGAAAACAACAATTAGGTAATTTTGTTGCTGGTCAGGAATCTATCAACTGTCCCGCAGGAGCTGTATTTATTAGAGGTATACAAGTTTATGATACAGCAGGATCTGAGATTACAGGAGCTAATAGATGGTTAGAAAAAAAAGATGTAACTTATCTTCAAGAGTATCAAGATATTACAGGGACATCAGCAGCGCAAGGTAAACCTAAATACTACGCTATGTTTGGTGGTGCTACAGGAGAATCTGATACCACATCAGGTAGAATATTTGTAGCTCCCACACCGAATACTACTTATAGATTTAGAGTGCATTTTAATGCTGCTCCAGCTTTATTAGAAGGTAATGATACTAACTATATTAGTCTTAATTTTCCAAATGGATTACTATATTGCTGTTTATCTGAAGCTTATAGTTTTTTAAAAGGCCCTGCAGATATGTTGACTTTGTACGAAAGAAAGTATAAAGAAGAAGTACAGAAGTTTGCTAACGAGCAGGTTGGAAGACGAAGAAGAGACGACTACACAGATGGAGCAGTCAGAATACCAATTAACTCAGCAAACCCGTAGGAGAATAAATTATGGCAATATCATCAGCAATATGTTCAAGTTTTAAACAAGAACTTTTACAAGGTAAACACAGTTTTGAATCTTCAGGTGGTCACACTTTTAAGATTGCACTATTTGATAGTAATGCAAGTTTAGGTGCCGCTACAACAGACTATTCAACTTCAGAAGAAATTACTAATACATCAGGTTCGGCATACACTGCAGGTGGAGCGGCTCTTACAAACTCTGGAGTATCATTATCTTCAACAACAGCATTTACAGATTTTTCAGATGTCACTTATTCATCTGCATCTTTCACTGCAAATGGTGCATTAATTTACAATACAACAACAGATGGTGGTTCAAGCACAACTGATGCTGTTTGTGTAATTGCATTTGGCGGTGACAAAACAGCTAGTAATGGAACTTTTAAAATTGAGTTTCCAGCAGCCGACGCAAGTAACGCGATCATCAGATTAGCATAGGAGGCCGACCATGTCGGTGTCTTCAGGATGGGGCCGGTTTACCTGGGGCCAAGCTTATTGGAACGCAGACACAACTTTAAAAACAGGTTGGGGTGCACAAGCTTGGAATGATGGTGAATGGGGTGAGCTTAAAGATGCTATTGCACTTCCAACAGGTTTATCCATCACATCTAGTATTGGTTCAGTAGATGTACCTGATCAAATAATTACACCTTCAAGTTTTGAAATAACATCATCACAAGGTGAGGCTTTTATTCCTGTAATTGTAGAAGGAATATCGGCGACATTTTCTATTGGTTCAGTATCTGTAGTAGATATGCAGGTAGGATTAACTGGTCAATCTGCAACAAGTTCTATTGGAACTCCAACTGTTAATGATATGACCGTTGGTCTATCAGGCCAATCATTTACTGCAAGTCAAGGAACTGCAAAAGCACCAAATGAAACAGCAATACTTTCTGGTGTATCAGCAACATTTAGTCAAGGAACTGCAGAAGGTATATCTTCACAAGAAGCAACATTAACAGGTCAATCATTTAGTGCTAGTCTTGGAACGGTAACTATACCAAATGATGTAGTTCAAATATCAGGTGTATCAGCTACATTTAATTTAGGTTCAATTGTTGGATTAGGTGGAGCTGTAGCTCAACCCTCAAGTTTAAGTGCAACAGCTAGTGTAGGATCTTTAACAATTGAGGAAGCGTTAGGATTAACAGGCCAATCATTTAGCGCTAGTGTTGGATCTATATCTTTAACTGATATTATTATTGGATTACCAAGTCAGTCAATAACTACAAATATTGGGACTGTAAATATATTCGCTTATGGCGATGTTGACACTGGCTCAAATACATCTTATAGTGATGTTTCAACAGGTTCGAATGACTCTTATTCGGATGTTGCATCTGGATCAAATACAAGTTATAGTGACGCTGCATAGGAGATAAAATATGGCATCAACATACACACCACTAGGTGTTGAACTTCAAGCAACTGGTGAAAACGCCGGTACATGGGGGACAAAAACTAATACAAATTTACAGATTATAGAACAAATAGTTGGTGGATTTACTGCACAATCAATTGCAGGCGGAGCACAAACAACAGCATTATCGGTTTCTGATGGATCAACTGGTGCAACTCTTGCACATAGAATGATTGATTTCACAGGAACCATTACAGGAAATCAAATTGTAACAATACCTCTAGACGTTCAAACTTTTTATATTTTAAGAAATTCAACTTCAGGCGCATATACTGTTCAGTTTAAATATGTATCTGGTTCAGGATCTACATTTACTTTTGGAGCAACAAATAAAAAAACTGCAATAGTATTTGCAGCAGCAAATGATGGAACCAACCCAGATGTTATAGAAGTGCAAACGGGTGGAGATGTTGTTGATGATACATCACCTCAATTAGGTGGTGATTTAGACACTAATAGTTTTAACATAGCATTTGATGATGCACATGGAATTAACGATGAAAACGGAAACGAACAGATAATATTTCAAACAACCAGTTCTGCAGTAAACCAATTCGATATTACAAATGCTGCAACAGGTAATGCACCTAGTTTATCAGCAACTGGAGGAGATTCTAATATAGATGTAGCCATTGTTCCAAAAGGAACTGGTGAAACTAAAGTAGGAACGGGAGCTGCAGCAGCAACTCTAACTTCAAGTGGTGCATATGATTTAGTTTTAGATACAAATAGCGGAACAAACTCAGGTACAATTACAATTACAGATGGTGCAAACGGAAATATTACAGCGACACCAAACGGAACAGGTCTTGTTGAAGTTGGTGGTAATACTAACGCTGGAACAATACAACTTAATTGTGAACAAAATTCTCATGGTATTAAACTTCAATCCCCTGCACACTCGGCAAATCAAAGTTACACTCTTATTTTTCCAACAGGTAATGTCACAGCAGATAGATTTTTAAAAGTAGCATCAGTATCAGGATCAGGAACAACAGGTGTTGGTCAATTATCATTTGGTGAAGTATCTGGTGGAACATCTTGGCAAGCTGTAAAAACTTCTGCTTTTACTGCAGTAGCAGGAGAGGGATATTTTGTTAACACAACATCAGGAGCTATTACAGCAACATTACCATCATCAGCATCACAAGGTGATGAAGTTTCAATTATAGATTATGCAGGCACTTTCGATTCAAACAATTTAACAGTAGGAAGAAACTCACACAATATACAGGGTTCTGCAGCAGATTTAACAGTGTCAACCGAGAGAGCAGGTTTTACATTGGTTTACGTAGACTCGACTCAAGGTTGGCTATTAAAAGATAAATAATAATGGCTGAATATAAAGGTATAAAAGGGTTTCAAGTTCAAACCCGTACAGAAGATCCAAGTGAGGGAATTGCTGGAGACTTTTACTACAACTCATCAACAGGACAATTTAAAGCTGTAAACACAGGTGGAGCGCCTATTGGAACATGGGCATCTGGTGGAGCCATGAATAGTGCTAAAAGACTTCAAGGTGGATCGGGTTCTAGTAACACCGCTGCTTTAGTATTTGGAGGTAGACAAATTCCAGGAACAAACGTGGCAGAAACAGAATCATATGACGGAACTTCTTTTACAGAAGTTGCAGATTTAAGTAGAACAAATGAAAGAGCTTATATCGCTGGAGCAGGAACTCAAACTGCAGCTTTAGCTATTGGTGGAGCTCCTCCGGGAGTATTAGGACTTACAGAACAATGGAATGGATCAGCATGGACTGAAGTAGCAGATTTAAATCGTGGACCTGCGGGACCTCAATCTACAGCTTATGGAGCAGGGTCAGGTTCATCTACCTCAGCTTTATATTCAAGTTCTGATGAAGCTGGTAATGTTAATAATAGAGTAGAGTCTTGGGACGGTTCTTCTTGGACAGAAGTTTCAGAGGTAAACACAGCTAGAAGTTATGGAACTCAAGCTGGAACAGACAACACCTCAGCTATTTTTGCAGGTGGATATACAACAACTAATGTTGCAAATGTAGAAACTTGGGATGGCTCCTCATGGTCAGAAACTACTGACATAAACACAGGTAGAATGAGATTAAGTTCTGGTATGCAAGGATCTACTGAATCAATGCTTATTTTTTCTGGTTACACCACAGACTCTGTGGCTAATACTGAAGATTGGAATGGATCTACTTGGACAGAGGTAAATGATATGGCAACTGCTCGAAGAAGCGGAACAGGCAGCGGAGTCTCAACGTCAGCTTTTCAAGCTGGGGGTCAAACAGGACCAAGTGCACCAACAGTTGTTGCAAATAATGAAGAATTTACAGCGAACGATTTTTTAATTAAGACAGTGACAACAAGTTAATTATGATTTATAAACAAGCAAAAGGAGGAAGCAACTA